CCATGCACTCACGCGCGAAGTCGCGCATCGACATGGACGAGTCCTTCGGCGCAACGCTGAAGGATGATCTCGGCAACGAGCACAAGGTGAACCTCGCTGATCTCCTGGAGAACAACGTGGACAAGCTGGTGCCCGAATACATCCGCGAGATGTCCGGCTGGGCCGCGCTGAAGAAGCACGCCAACATCGTCACCCAAGCGGAGCTGGATAAGTACAAGGCGTTCCTTTTGCAGCAGAGCAAGCAAGCCGGCGACAGCGATATGTCCCGTGCACTCGACATCACGTTCAACTCGATCCTGGGCAAGTCCACGACAGACGCACCTCACTCCGCATGGACTCGCGGTTCCCGCTTGGCTCGCGGGTGGAACTTCCTGACCTCAATGGGCCAAGTGGGCTTCACGATGCTGGAGAGTGTGGGTGGCACGCTGGGCGCTGTGGGTTTCCGCAACGCACTGAAGGCCGCACCGGCAGCGGTGGATATGGTGCGCAACATGCGTACCGGCAAGTTCTCAACCGACGAAGCTCGCTTCATCTCGGAGCTGTCCGGGTTCGGCACTGACTTCATCCGCAACCAGCCGCACCTGCGCCTGGACTCCGTGGGCGAGTCTGTATGGAACAACGAGAAGGCTGTGGGCAAAGCCCTCAACAAGCTCGACCAGGGTGAGCAGTACGCCCAACGCGCGATGTCTGTGGTCTCCGGTATTGCACCGATGGTGCAGTTCAACCAGGGCCTCGCCGGCACCGGCATCACCAGCTATATGATCGACCTAGCCAATCGCGCGTCGATCTCCGAGAGCGTGGTGAATCGCCTACGCGCTGGTGGCCTGGACGCTGCTGACCAAGCTCGTCTCTTTGGGAACCTCAAGGGAATGAAGGGCGTCAAGGACATCGCTAAGTCCTGGGACAAGTGGTCGCCGGATGACAAGCGTCTCCTCGCACTGTTCGTACACCGCAACGCGCGGCGTTACCTCGGTGAAGGCGGAGTCGGCGACACCATCCAGCTCATGCACTCAGCGACCGGCCGCATCTTCACTCAGTTCCGTACCTTCCAGACCAACTCGTACACCTCGGTGCTCTTGCACGGGCTGCACATGCGTGACTGGCAGACGGCGCAGATGTGGATGGGTTCCACGCTGTTCGCTGGTATCGGCATGGCCGCTCGTAACTACGTCAACACCATCGGTGATCCTGAGAAGCGGGAGATGCTGATGACGATGGATACGATTGGCAAGCAGGCGTTCCAGCAGTCGAGCTACTCCTCGATCCTACCTTTCATGGTGGACACCGTTGCACACGACATGGGTCTGAAGAAGGCCCTCGGTGGCGATGACACTCCTGTGTTCGCCTATGGCCGCTCCACGGGCCTGGACTCCGGTGTGCAGGGCATCCCCTCGTTGGCAACTGGACGTGCCCTGTGGGGCCTTCCGAAGCTCGCGGTGACCGCACTCGATCCGCACGCAAACGTCACTCAGAAGCAAGCCAAGGATGCGATGTCGCTCCTGTGGTTCCAGAACGTCACTGGCGTTCGTAACGGTCTCTCGTGGGCAGCTTCTCAGCTCCCGAAGGGCGACAATCCCTAACTCTCTGGAGACACATGAACCCACTGGCTCGTGGCTACTCCTTCGTGATGTACCTCGCGGAGTCAGCGGTCACGTACACCATCCCCTTCCCCTACTTGCACACCGAGGACATCCGGGTGTTCGCAGGGGATGTGGGGGATGCTGTGGAGCAGTCCTTCACCTGGACTGGCCCCACCACAATTCAACTGGCTGATGAGGTTCCCACGGGAATCCTCGTGACCATTCGCAGGTTCACTCCGCGCGACAGGAACCTTGTCGTCGTCGAAGACGGCACGCAGCTACCTGCCCGCGACTTGAACCTCAATAGCACCCAGCTCCTCTACATCATCCAGGAGCAGCTCGACTTCGGCACCTATGGTGCTGGCGGTCTCCCTGGTGGTGGTTCCGGCTGGCCCGGTCAAGGCGATCAGCCTTCCCTACCGATCCAGCAGATCATCGACGCGATCATGCAGTCGCCCATCATGGGCATCCTGGTGACCAAGCTCGACGACATCGACAACACTGCCGAGACCATGCTGGAAGAACTCCTCCGCAGCGATCAGACGTTCGATGAACGCCGGAAGCTCGAAGGACGCATCGCTACCGCAGAGACCAGCCTGACCGCGCTGGTGGACGACAAGCAGTCCGTCGCCACGCAGATCACTGAGCTGTTCGCCAAGTTCGACGACTCAGCTTCGCAGTTCATCCAGGTCAATCAGGCCATCGCTACGGAGACCGAGGCGCGCACCACGTCCGCCACGCAGCTCAGCGCGGCCATCAAGGACAGCCTCGCTCAGATCACTGACGTGAAGCAGACGATTGCCACCGAGACAGAGGCACGCGCCACCGCGATCACGAAGGTCGCTGCGGACTTCGCTGCAGGTGACCAGGCGCTCTCGCAGACCATGCAGACCTCCTACGCAACGAAGGACTATGCGCAGGCCGTGGCGACCACTCAGGTCGAGGCGTTCTCCAAGGGTTCCTTCGCGAACCTTCAGCAACGCTTCGAGGCCCTGGTGGTTGGCTCTCCCGATCCCGGCGCGAACCCCGAGTGGCAAGCGAACTGGTCGGTCAAGATGAATGGTGGGAAGATCGACGGCATCCCTGTGATCGCCGGCATCGGCCTAGGCATCGACAGCAAGACTGGCTCAACCTTCACGGTCATGGCTGATCGCTTCGCGATGGTCTCTCCGACGTACACCTCCAACGGCGGTGTGCAGCAGCTCAAGTATCCCTTCGTCGTCGGCACAGTCGGCGGGGTGAGCACCGTGGGCATCGAAGGACAGCTCGTAGTCGATGGCTCGATCACGGCCAATAAGATCAGAGCGAACTCCCTGTCGGCCATCACGGCCAACCTGGGCGAAGTGAATGGCGGCACGTTCCGCACGTTCCAGCTCGACGGCAACGGCGCGATCATCAACCCAATGGAGTTCCGGTGCGAGATGACCAACAACCCTGGGGACGCCTATCCCATGTGGATCGGCGCCGGGGTGAAGAACTGGAACAACGCCGTGTTCTCTGTCGATCGTTCGGGCAACGCCAAGTTCGCCGGACAGATCACCGCTCAGAACATGATCGGCAATCTCCAGAAGTCCACGTACACGACATGGAACGGCGACATCCAAGCGAACATCGGTGGTGTCGGCCCGCAGATCACCCTGACAACCCCTGTGCTCCTTGGGGAATACCAGGTGCCTGTGCTGCACGTCGAGTGTGAGATCCACAACCCCGGCTCGAACCCCTGCACTGGCCTCATCATTCTGGAGAAGCTGGTCGGTTCAACGTGGGTAGTGATGAAGCAGCACGCCTACTACATGAACGTCTCGTCCACTGCCTACGACTCAATGATGGCCCTGGACAGTGCAGCAACCAGCGGCGTGAGCTATCGCGTCCGCATCGACGGCACCGGGCAGATTCGCCCTGACTACTTCCACGTCACGTCCATCTCAATTTACGCCCTCGGGCTGAGGTAACTATCTCCGACAACGACAACCCCGGCTATGTGTCCAACTCGACACTAGCCGCTCGCATCTCTGCACTGATCGACAAGTGGAACGGTTACAAGAACGCACTGCGCGACATGCTCACCAAGCAGACCGGCACAGTGGACATGGAGGACGGCACGGGTGCCATCGTGACCCTACCGACCTTCCCGGCCCTTCAGAAGTCCGTAGCTGCCATCACGGACGACCTGACGGGTGCTGCCGCTGCTGCCGCTGCTTCCTCATCGCAGGCTTCAGCGTTCGCATCTGCATCGCGCAATTCTGCTGCTGACTCCGCCGACGCGCGAGATGCCGCTCTCGCATCACAGGACGCCGCTGCTGCCTCTGCTGTCTCTGCGGACACCTCGGCTACCACCTCAATCACTAAGGCCGGTGAAGCGGCTGCAAGCGCGATCACGGCGGGTGCGAAAGCCACTGCTGCTGACGCCTCTGCCGTGGCCGCTGCTGGAAGCCTGAGCACTGTCAAGACGTACTCCGACAACGCAGGGTTCTCCGCGGCGGCGGCTGATTCCAGCAAGACCGCTGCGGCGGCCTCACAAGGCCTCGCGCTGCAATACGCGAATGCTCCGGTGAACTTCCAGGTCACGCCTGGAAACTACTCGGCATTCCATTGGGCAGAGCAGGCACGCCTTACCGCTGTCGGCGCGCTCATCTACCGAGGCAAGTGGTCGGCGGCTTCCGCTGCATTGCCTACCAACCCGAAGACAGGGGACTTCTACATCGTCTCCGTCGCAGGCACCGTCAGCACCGTGAAGTACGGCGTCGGCGACATGCTCGTATACGACGGTGACACTTGGGACCGCATCGACAACCAGCAGGTTGTCACGAGTGTTGCTGGTCGCACCGGCAACGTAGTCATCGGTATCTCGGACCTCGCGGGCTTACAGACCGCTCTCGATGGCAAGCAGGGTCTCTTAGGGTTCACTGCGGTCCAGCAGGGCACGGGTGTAGGCCAAAGCAGCAATCTGGTCAAGATCGGCTGGAGTGCGTCTACCGCGAAGCTGAAGCTCACCGTAGACATCACCGACATCGGCAATATCGCAACTGAGACCTGGGCCGTCGCCGCCTTCCCTCTCATCGCTGCACGCACCGTGACGACTAACACAGTGTTCGCCAGCGGTTCCCCTGGGAACATCGCGTCAATCGTCAACAACCAAAGCGTTGCTCTGACCATCGCGAATGCGAACAACACGTATGCGTCGGCGGCGATGGGCTTCCTCCGCGATGGGGCATTCGGTGCCTTCTTCGGTCTGGATACCGACAACCAGTTCAAGATCGGTGGTTGGTCTTATGGCACCAATGCGTACCGGGTGATCCACGAAGGCGTCACCAACTGGAACTGTCCCGGTCAGATGGCTGCAAACAGCCTGACCACCCAAAGTAACGGTGGTGCTTACCTCTCCGGGAATGGCAGCGGTATCCAGCACAACGGCCCTGCGTACTTCGCTAGTCAGCTTAATAGGCTCTACGCGAATGGTGGTGGCTGGTTGAACACCGTGCGCATCTTTGTCCAGGGCAGTGACCCGGGCGCCGCTGCTGGCGAGGGTGACCTGTGGATTTGGTGACCCATGATTAAGATCAGAAGCGGCGGCGCATGGCGCGACTTTGCTGGTGTGCCTGCGTGGCGTTCAGGAGGCGCGTGGCACCAGGCACAGAACATCTACCGCCGCTCTGGCGGTGGTTGGGTCAACGTGTGGGTCAACTACACACCTGTCAGTGGCTCTGTCGCTCCCACGAGCATCGCAGGCGGCGCACAAGGTCAAGCAGCATCCGGCAACGTCACCACGAACGCTACGGCGGCTTACGGTGCATATGGCGCAGGCGCCTACAGCTACACCTGGTCAATCGTCTCCGTAAGCAACGGACCTGCCCCGGTTATTACCAGCCCATACGGACAGTCCACAACCATCTCCCGTGTCGTGACTGCCGCAGTCGGCGCCGTCACCGGCGTATTGGCTTGCACCATTTCGGATGGTCGCTCGTCCTACGTCGTGTATGTGAACTACACCCTCTCCTACTCCACCCTCAAGTAACCCCATGGACAACGATACGAAACTACTCGCCACCTTGGGCGTCACCGGGGCCATCATCGGCCTCGGTAAGACCCTTGCTTCGAGCGGCCCTTCCAACTGGAAGATCGCACTCGCACGCTGCATCACCACTGCGGGCCTCAGCATGAGTGCCGCGCTGGCTGTCGTCATCTTCCCCACGTTGTCCTTCACGGCCCATGTGGGTCTCGCGGCGGCTCTGGCTTCGCTGGGTACGTCTGCGCTGGAGCGCCTATTCGCGCGCTTCCTGGGCGGCTCCGGTGGCAGCTAGTAAGGAAGCTCTCGAAACCCTGCACTCCGCTATTGCCAACAAGCTCACCGATGCAATCGAGAGCATGGAAGCGGATACCAAAGGTCTCGCTGCAATCCTCAACGTCGCCCGACAATTCGTGAAGGACAACGGAATCGAAGCCGTCATCGTCCCCGGCAGTCCCGCTGGCAAGCTGGCGGACAAGCTCAAGGAGTTCCCCTTCGACGCAAGCTCTGACCGGAGCCATTGAGCGAGCCACATCCGTTCGAGGACTTCCGTAACTTTGTCTATCACATCTGGCAGCAGCTCGGCCTTCCCCCGCCGACTGCTGTTCAGTACGACATCGCTGCCTACCTGCAATACGGCCCTCGCCGCCGCGTCATCGAAGCCTTCCGAGGCATCGGGAAATCCTGGATCACCGCAGCGTATGTCTGCTGGCTCCTGTGGAAAGACGCGCAACACAAGGTACTCGTCGTCTCCGCATCCAAAGATCGCGCTGACGCCTTCTCGATCTTCACCAAGCGATTGATCGAGACCATTCCCGAACTGGCTCATCTGAAGCCCAAGGGCGACCAGCGCAACTCGAACCTCGCGTTCGATGTCGGCCCTGCGAAACCCGACCAGTCCCCTTCCGTGAAGTCTGTCGGTATCACCGGCCAGCTCACCGGCTCACGCGCCGACACGATCATCGCGGATGACGTGGAAGTGGTGAAGAACTCGGCCACTGTCGCTCAACGCGAGAAGCTGGGTGAACTCATCAAAGAGTTCGACGCGATCCTGAAGCCACTGGCTCACGCAGAGATCGTCTACCTGGGCACACCTCAGACCGAGGAGTCCATTTACAACCAGCTCCCCTCGCGTGGCTATGAGATTCGCATCTGGCCCGCGCGGTATCCGAAGGATCGCAAGCACTTCAACCAGTACAGCGGTCGGCTCGCTCCGTTCATCGCGGATCACTTCGAGGCCAACCCTGGGTCTGCATGGCAACCCGTGGAGCCTTCCCGGTTCCATGAGGATGACCTTCTTCGCCGTGAGGCGTCCTATGGTCGCGGCGGGTTCCTGCTGCAATTCATGCTCGACACCACGCTGTCCGATGCTGAGCGGTATCCGCTGAAGCTATCCGACCTGATCGTGATGGACGTAGACCGCGAAGCGGCACCCATCCGAATCATGTGGGCCTCTGGCAAAGAGCAGGTGATCGACGACATCCCCGCTGTGGGATTCACTGGTGACCGCCTGCACCGACCGATGTATCTCGCCAAGGAAGTCGAGGAGTACACCGGCTCCGTCATGTCCGTCGATCCCTCGGGACGCGGCGGTGACGAGACGGGCTACACCGTGACCAAGCTGCTGCGCGGCATGGTCTTCCTGCGTCGTGCAGGGGGCTTGAAGGGCGGCTATGACGACGAGGCTCTTGAGCAGATCGCGCACGTAGCCCGTGCCGAGAAGGTCAAGATGATCCTGGTCGAGTCGAACTTCGGCGACGGCATGTTCATCAAGCTGCTGGAGCCTGTGCTCCGCCGCATCTACCCGTGCGCTGTCGAGGAGACTCGCAGTGTCGGTCAGAAGGAACGCCGCATCATCGACACGCTGGAGCCTGTGCTCAACCAGCACCGACTGATCGTGGATGCCGCGCTCATGCGTGCGGATCAGAAGTGCGAACCGAAGTTCCAACTGTTCCACCAGCTCACGCGGATCACCCGCGACCGTGGCGCCCTACGGCACGACGACAGACTCGATGCGCTCGCAATGGCCGTCGCGTACTGGAGCGAGTACCTCAACCGCGACATCTCCCGCGAGGAAGACAAGCGGATGGAGGAGCTGATGGAGATCGAGTACGCGAAGTTCGCGGAGAGCGTCTTCGGTCATCGGCCGGCAGCGCCGAACTTCTTCGACAACTACTGAGCGGCCGCAAAGGATAGCTAATGCGGTGGGCGAATAGATAGAACAACCGCACTAATCACCGCGCCCACCGCGAGCCAAAAGACCCTCTCCAACAAGCTGAGGCCCATCCTCGCTGTCGCACGTTTCTGTTCTGCGCGCGCCGTTCTTAGCATAAGAACCACGTTCGTCTCGACGTCCTCATGGTGCCTCCGCAGAATGTCCAGATAGCCGTCGTGCTTAAGCCCGTTGGACTCGTAAGCAGGCAGCAGAGCATGCAGCCTTTGATCGCAGAACTGAAGCAGCGCTTGGAGCTGTGACTTCGTATACAGCTCCCACTCTCTTGTATGTATCCAGCTCGGAATGAGAGCGTATTGATTGACCCAGCGATATTGCTCTACGCACTTCGCAGCGAGCTGGTCTAGCACGTCTCTGTGTTGCTCGATTAGGACACTCACAGCGCTGCTGTTCTGGCCGACTACCCCGCCTATATTTGCTGCCACAGGCTCTCCACGGAACACGACCCCGTGCAGGTCGCGACGGAACTTCTCTATCGTATCCCGTGCCGTGTTGTTTAGATCGTTGTTCTGCATTCGCTTACCCTCATCGACCCTCCGGGCCAAACTTCTGCGACAACTACTGAGTTGGTTTGTCCATAAGATCGTCAACGAGGTGCTGCGTAGCTATTTCGACCCGATCAAGCGGGTGAGCCGCGCAGTACGCGTCTACATAGGCGTCTAGCGCGTTGGTGTCTTCCTGCTTGAGCGCGCCATCCACATCGTAGTAACCGGAAGCCGTGACGAAACCGGCGACCCATCCCAGGAGATCTGCGTCGAGATGGTGCGCTCGGTCAGTTGTCCAGGTGCCACAGCTTGCGGCTCCGGCCCCGTAAACAGTGTAGCCGCGCGCCGACACGATTCCCGGCGCACATAAAGCGCACACAGCAGCAACAGCGAACAGTCGAAAGCGCATAAGTCATTCCTTCCCCCTGGAGTACCCATAACCTATCAGATCACCACCCGCCTCCTCGACTTCATGGTCAAAGTCGAGGGGGAAAGGCTTGTCGCATATCGTGACACCAACGGCACCCTGACCATCGGCGTGGGCCACACCGGCCTCGACGTTACCCCTGGTCTCCGCATCACCCCTGAGACCTCGCGTGCGCTCCTCCTACGCGATCTCGCGTGGGCCACCAACTGCGTATCCAAGAATGTCCACGTCGCTCTTACGGAGCCGCAGTGGATCGCTCTCGTGTCCTTTGTGTTCAACGAGGGCGAGACCAAGTTCCTGACTTCCACGCTGCTTCGCTTGCTCAATGCAGGCGACTACGCGTCCGTCCCCGTGCAGCTCGCGCGGTGGAACAAGGAGACCGTCAATGGCGTTCTCCGAATCAATGACGGCCTCACGAATCGTCGTGGTGCCGAGATCAAACTCTGGAGTAGCAAATGAGCAACCTCAATTCCTTCGGCCGCTTCCTCACCCGGTTCCCGCGTGTGTGGCCTTTCCTTCGCTACACGTTGCTGCCTGCCTCCGCTGCCATCGTCGCCATCGTCCACGTCGCCAAGCACATCCCGGAGTTCATCGCCGACTATCGTGCCGAGGTCGCTGAGTTCGATTCGATGCTCAAGGCTCTGACCGAGACCAAGTGACCACTGTCGCCTACGACGGCAAGAACATCGCGGTGGACACTCGCATCGCTGGGGGCTTCATGCACACCAGCTCGAAAGTCCAGCAGCTCCCTGATGGCTCCCGAGGGGCCGGTGCGGGGATCGTTGCGGACATCCACCGCTTCTTCCGCAGTTTCTTCGGCGACCCAGCGACCATCCCCGAAGGGGAGTACGACACCCTGGTCATGCACCTAGACGGGCGTGTTGTTCACTACAGTGGCGATGGTCTCGCAATGGACATCACAGGGACTCGCTATGCCATCGGTAGCGGAGCTGACTTCGCCCTCGGCGCCATGCACGCCGGCAAGTCCGCAGCAGTGGCCGTGAAGATCGCCTGTGAGCTTGACCCGAACTCCGGGTTGCCTGTGGAGACCATCAAGGCCCTGAAGGTGTGAGCAGGGGAACAGTGGGAGTGGTCACCTCGGTGATCCCTCCCTACCCCCTTCCCTGGGCTGCGTGAGGGGATGAGGAAGGAGATCACCCGCTCTCCTCCTGATGACTCTTGAGGTGCTCTACATGACACCTAAAGAGATCATTAGGTTCTCTTGCTCCTTCCCTTGCTCCTATGTTCCCGGTTATATCATTTCCTCAACACGTACAAGGACTTGAAAGATGCTGCGACGGACTCTTGCGGTGACCGCCCTCCTGGCCCTCACGGGCTGCGCCTCCTCCCCGAAGCACCTCCAGTCCGTGGCCTCCCGCTGGCAAGGTCAGCCTGTAGCTGTGGCCGTGGCCCAACTCGGCAAGCCGTCCCGCATCGACAACAAGGGCGAGGTACGGAAGGAGGTTAAAGACCCATCCTCCTGTACCGACATCGCTCCAAACGGCAAGCCCTACACCAGCCCCATGTGCATGGTGAACGGCGGGCCGCGAAAGTGGATCGTGGTTGATCCCGGCACGGGTGAGAAGCTTTATCGCTGGGAGCAGACAGGTGTCCAAACGAACCCGCAGGTGTCCTCGGGGAGCTTCTCCGGTTCCGTGAACGGCCAGTTCTTCAGCGGCTACACCTCGACGGTCACCGGCTACAGCACGTCTCCCGTCTCGTGCAGCCTGGAGCTGACGGTCGATCCTGCTACCGGCACGGTGACCCACGCGGAGCTACACGGCACTATCGACGCCAAGCTGTGTCCTTCGGTGTCCTGAAGGGGTCATCCCAGGCCCCTGAAATGTTCAGCAGAGATTTTCGTTGGGGTATCCATAGATTCTGAACCGCGCGCATCCCCCCGTGCCCGCGTCAATGATCGCGCGCCTCGCGTCGTGACGTGAAGAAACGCGCGCGCGCTGCCTTATCCCGATGCCCTCGCGGCACCTGTGGCGGCACTTGATGGCCCTAGCCCGCACCACTGAGCCATCCGCGCCAGCCTGTATATCTGCTGCGCTATGCCCTAGCAGCCCCGATGCAGCCCGCAACGGCCCCGAATGAGCCAAGCAAGGCCCCAAGCGGGCCGCAATGCGCGTGTGCTTGTCTGTCCTCATCTGTAGTTTTCGCCGATGCCCTGCCGTGCCCTCGCCGGCCTCATGCGCTGCCCCACACGCCCCACGCGATCTCCTAGGCAACCCACGGCCCCACGCAATCATCCACGGCCCCACAAGGCCACGCACGGCGCCTGATGGGCTATCTATCGTTTTCCGCCTTCCAGATGCTTGAGGTGTTGACAACGATCAAACATGCTGTATATTTGCATCCAAGTCACGGCACGACGCCACCGACCAGCTCGCCAGCTCACCGGCCAGCGCAGTGAAGGATCACAAGGCACCGCGAGCTTCCCTAGGGATAGCGCGGAGCGGCAAGGGAACCAAGGGACTAGCCGAATGGCCCCCGAAGAACTCGAACCGCGAATGACGGCCCTGCCGCTCGCCTTGCTAGGCACTGCACCATGGATTTATACTTGCGAACTTGACAATGATCAAACACGCTGTATAGTATGCGACACGGTCAACGCAACACCGACCGACACCTGAAACGGCTATTCACGATCCAGCGGCGCCGCACGGCGTGCCTGATGACGATGCCACAGATGCACTGAGTGACTCGACTCATGCCGCCTACGCACCGGACGGCATGACTGGAAGCATTCAAGGGGTGCGCAACTAGGAGTGGGACATGGATAGCGAAACACGCTTCAAAGGCCGCAGAAGACAACGCCACGACGCACGGACAACGAAGGGGAACCTAATGGTGGATCAAGAGTGCTGCAAACCCGTTCAGGACTTGAAGGGGGAGTACGTCAAGCGCAAGGAGTCAGCGCGAACCGTCTACAGGGTGGAGAGCTATGACCGCGTGACCAAGCGGTGGGAGCTGACCAACACGGAAGACATGAACCGCTGCATCTATGTGAAGACGGGAACGATCTTGTTTGCTGGCTTCACGTACTAGGCACAAGCGAAGTCCATTCCGGCGAGTGGGCTTCACTGGTTCCTACCCAACACAAGGAGCGCACCATGCGTGCCGACCGTAACCCGTACCCGTTCCACAATCGCCAGCCGCAGCGCCCCGCAGTGTCCATGGGGTACAAGCCGGCACCCATGCGCCGCCGCCGCAGCAACGGGCGTGTACTGGCGAACCTTGTTGGCTACTGCGTTGCAGTGAGTCTGGTTGCGGTGACCTTCGTGGGCTTCATTGCGCACTAATACTTGATTGGATTTTAGGGATGACGACATGGCACGTATCTATGTGGCTTCGCTGAGCGACTACAACGCGGGGCTTTTGTTGGGCCAATGGATCGACCTTGATCCCGGCAAGGATGCCGACGATGTGATGGTGGAGATTGCCGCAATGCTGCGTCACTCCAAGCAGCCGAACGTGACCGTTGAATGCCCACAGTGCAACGGGACGTTCTACGAACAGAACGGGAGCGAGGAAGGCCCTTGCACGGTCTGCAACGGCACCGGGGAAGTTCCGTCCGCTGAAGAGTGGTCGATTCACGACTACGACGACTGCCCGAACATGGGCGAGAACCCGTCGCTGGATGACTTGCTGGAGCAAGTGAGGCTCATTGAAGACCACGGGGACGCGTGGGTCGCCTACGTGGAGAGCGTGGGGAGCCAGTACGCCACCGAATCGGGCTTTGAAGATGCCCGCGCCGGGGAAGCCGATAGCGAGCTGGCGTGGTGCGAGCAATTCCTTGACGACATGGGGACGCTGGATGCCATGCCGGAAAACCTGCGGGCTTACTTCAGCACCGAAAGCTACCTGCGTGACCTGAAGCTAGGCGGGGACGTCAGCTTCGAGAGTGTCAACGGGACGGTCTACGCGTTCTGGAACCACTGAGAACCTACAGACACAAGCTAGGCCCTTTCGATCCTGAGAGGGCCTCACTGGTTTCTGACGGCAGACAACGACATGAGCATCCGAACCATCGTGAAGGTGCGCGGGGAGCACGCAGCGCTCGCCCTGACTGACTGCCTCAGCAACTGGACATCGCGCTCGCTGGGTGGTGGTTGGTATCGCATCACTCTGGAGCACCACAGTGCCGACGACGTGCGAGACCTCGCGCGCGACCTTCGGCTAGCCGTGAGCATCCGCACCATCGGGAGTAGCAAGCATGCGTGACACCATCGAAATTGACGGCCTCACCTTCGGGGTCACTCTCGAACCCGATACGGACGCGGGTTTCCCTTGGGACAACATGGACACCTTGGGAACCGTTTCGGACTGGGTGCGGCGAGACAAGGCACCGGGAGAGCGTGTGTTGCTCCTCGGTCGCAGCGGTGGTCGCTTCTATGACTACGCCAGGGCGGTCGCCAAAGCCCGCAGCGAGGGCTTGAAAGGGCCGGATGCGGCGGACGCCGCTGACAAGGAGTTCGCCTACCTGCAGGCGTGGTGCAACGACCGATGGCAGTACATAGGCGTCGTCGTGACCCTGCTGGATGTCGAAGGGAATCCTACGGACGAAAGCGATGCCTTGTGGGGCGTTGACGATGACGGCGACTACGCCAAGAAGTGCGCCTATGACTTGGCGCTGGGACTCGCTAGCCGCACGGTAAATGGCTACGCCAGGAACGAAGCACAGGTTGCCCATTATCCTGACGTAGCCGGTCTCGCGATTTAAACGACAGTGGACGCAACCTTCACGAGCGGGACTATGAAACATAGTCCGGACATCACCATGGCTGCTACCAGTGCAGTGCTGACGAAAGTGGATCGACCATCGTAGCCGTAGCGCGCCTTCAGGCTCTTGTACAACAACATCGAAGCCAGGCCTACCACGCCCGAGAAGCCAAACATCACCAGCGCCGTTGAGGGCTCAATGAGTGCCATATTTTGTCGAATGGCACCGTCTAGTGAAGCGTACGAAAACAGCAGCAAGATCAGTGCTCTCACAAAATTCATGGCAGTTACCCCAGCCTACTCAAGTATGGTCACACAGTGAGTCTGGCCCGCAGAGTTGGTGCAAGCCAGTACCCATATATCATTATAGTTCACTACATCGACGCTGATGCCAAGTGCGTTCATGTTGTGAATTTGCTGGTTGCCCACAAAGTTACCGTTGGCGTTGCCGGGGAAGGTGTAGTTCCTCGCTGAATTGAGGCCGCCTGCTGCCTCGACTGAAGTTTCCGGGATCGGATTGCCGTACGCGTCCTTTGACGAATTTGCGACGTAGGTCCAGGCCTGCGTGGTGGTGTTGAATTGGATGATCGAAGTGCTTCCATCCGGAAATGTTATTGTGACGAAGCACTGGATCGGTGTCTTTATCAAGCCATTGTTAAAGAACACATTCAGAATTGTTGCGATATCAGTTCTGACGGTCGCAGGCCAGGCGATGTTGCCAATGGCCGAATTTATAAGGGTTGGCTGCCAGCTGGGCGACTGAACCATGTCGAATGCATTTGCGCGCCCGTTTGGATCGACCAAGGGGTGTGGCCCCATCGATATAGCCGTGGTTAGAGCCGGCGAAGCAATATTGACACTGGCGCTTCCGTAGACACTCGCGCTTCCGCCATTCTGGTTATACAAAGTCTGCGCATTGCTGAAAACCGAGAGGCTTGCAGCCGTGTTCGCTACCAACGTCACCTTGCGAGGCTGGTTGACGTTCGGTGCGTTGTTATTGGGCGCTCCGACGACATTCGTGTCGCTACCCGTGACGCTGTAGTGCGTCAGTTTGCTTTGAACGAAATCGTAGATGAAGTAATCGCCATCTCCGCCGTATTGGGCGTCCGCAAGCGTTTGGGCCGGTGTGCAGTCGTTGCAAAGGTATGCATAGTCTCCCGCAGTTTGAGCAAAGACGCTCGGCGACAACATCAGCAGGCCGAGAATGGCAATCGCAAACCAAGTAATCTTCATAGCTGAATATCCTTATATCCGTGCTTTGAGAGGATAGAAGCTGTCACTGAGGGCAGTGACGGCGGAAGGTGATGTACTGGCGCTACCGGCCTCGCTCGCAAAAACGGAGCGAAGGCTAACAACGACCCATCACCAAACGAACGACTGATGCACGGCGCTTGCTGCAGGCAGCGAACAAGTTCCATGTTTTCCCTCTAGAGGGTGCCCCTCCGCATACTGGCCCGTTTTCCAGGCTCTAGCTCGTGCATCAGAGGTGGACAATACACCAGACCATTGAGGGCATGAAGCCCCGTTCCTTGTAGGAAAAACCCTACAGCTACTTCTTCGGAAGTGGCGTCCTGGGCAGCCACTCTCCCTCGGCGAACTCGTCTCGTAACGTGGTGCAATTCGTCAGGTCTCGCGGCGTTCGTGGAAGCTCAAAAGAGAAGCGCGCCGCGAGCCTCGTGACCGCTGGGGAATACTCCTGCGCGCACTCGTCGCCAAGATGCTGGAGCACGCGACAGACCCACAATGGATCTATTTCATCGTCGCTAGCCATTGCAGTAAGGAACCTGCACTGCACCCTAAGTACGGCCGCAGTGGCCCCGCCTAGCGCGTTGTTCCCCGGGTAGCCGGCAAGCCACATGGATGGGGGATTGATATCAGCGACCGTCCAGTGCGAGCGGCTCTCGATGAAACCGTCAGCGTTACGCCGCTGACTGTGCTGCTGGTTGTGCAAACGCATCGCGAGCTTCGCGAGGGCCTTACACACCGGCAAGAGCGCTGCTCTCACTTCCTCCGGCATCCCTGTTCACCTCTTTAACTTTTAACTTCGCGGCTTTGATCGCGTTAAGCAGATCGTAGCGTCCAAAGGGCTTCTGCAAGTAGACCGCCCGCTGCGGTCGCACGCTCATGTCGTACTCGGACTCCGCAGACATCAGAACGATAGCGATGCCGGCGTTGAGAGCCACAGCAATCTCGCAGAGTTCTAGCCCTGACCTCCGCTTCCAGAGCCTGTAATCACTGATAAGGATCGCCACAGAGTCGCGATCAGCCAGATGGCCTGCCGCGCTATCAAATGAGTGCGCACCGATGACGTTGTAGCCCCTGATGTTCTCAAGTAGTGCGACGACAGTTTCCAAAACTAAGTGTTCGTCGTCCACAACGAGGATCACTGGCTTTTTGTTCACTTGTACCTCTCCGCGACGCGACGGTGCGCGACTTCCACAAACAGACTCCAACGCCGGTGAAAGCGGCGTCGTTACCTGCGGCCGGACTCAGTTCAAATCGTCAATTACCTTGGAAACTCCATGCGCAAAATCTCACGCTATCCACTTGTCCTCCGCGTCCTCATGGTGGCCCTGGCGCTCCTGGGGTTCGCCGTCGCATCCATCGGTTCCGGCAAGCTCGCTGCGGTCTACTGCGTGGTCTACTTGGCCGTGCTGATCGCGTGGGGCGTCATGTCCTACCGCAGTGGGAGGTGCTGATGCTGTACCCATACAGTGAAGTGGTGCGACTGAATGACACACTGGATGAAATTACAGGTGTCACCCTCGACGAAGCTGTAGCAAGGGCCTTCGTCCATACGCTGACGCCTGACGACGAAATGTGACGCAAGCAGCGTCTTGCACGACACACCGTCCCCTGTCTTAAATGTGCCCCGCCGTAATCCCCCACGGCCACAAGGAGTTCTCAGTGATCCACGCTCTACTAGCCCACATCGCGCTGCTGCACCACTTCCGCATGTCTTTCGGTCTCATCGAAGACTTTAGGAGAGGAGAGTTCTGGCTCTATCGGACTGGAACATCAAGCGCGTTAGTCGCTTGTGGACTCATCATGCTTTACCTATCATGGGGTACGCCCCCGCTCGCAAGGACTTCCGATGAACTCCCTGACATCGAAGCAGACAGCACACATCTTGCGGCTACTGCTTCAGCACTCGCTGAAGGAACTGGAGGCGAACCCCCAGTTCACCATCTCGAACCTGCTGCCCCTGCTGGTCGCAGTCGAGCATCCGAACGTCACGCAGCCTGAAGTCGCTGCGGCTCTCAACATGCACCCCACGAAAGACGGCGCCACCCTGTCCCGTCAGCTCCGCTACCTGCGGGGCAAGCGTCAGGGCGTTGTCCAGTCCCCGCTGCGCCCCGTGATCCACCTGGAGCCACTGGAGTCCGACAACCGTGTCAACACAGTGGTGGTGACCACCGAGGGCGAGAAGTTCATCAACGACTTGACCAAGCTGTTCAACAAACTGCTGGCGAAAGCAGAGGCTAAGACCGCCTAGCCGCCCTCATTCACGCGCAACACCCGACGAACCCGCCCACCGAGGCGGGTTTCTTCGTTTCAGGAGATCGAAATGCCTTTAGAACTGAAGGGAACCATCAAACCGGGCCAAGCTGACACCCGGTACTACATGATCCGCTTGCAAGTGAACGGCCGGCGCATCGTCGTCAGCTCCAACACCCGAAAGAAGGACTTGGCGATACGCAAGGAGGCAGAGGTGGCCGAGGCGGTACGCCAGAACCCCCTCATGACCCAGGCGGACATCGTTGCACTCGTGCGTGGTGAAGGGAGTGTGTCTCACGCTTCCGCTCTGCGCGCTGAGGGCGGGCTCACGCTCAAGGTGGCCCTTGACCGCTGCTTGCGCGACCTGACCGTGTGGGGCCGCATAAAGGCGTCTCTGGAGTACGGACGTCTCGCGCGGACGCTGGAGGAAATTCTAGGGGCCGACACGCCCCTGGCCATGATCGACGGGCGGGCGGTGAAGCGAGTCGTGAAGGTGCTGTCTGAGGAACGCCGGCTGTCCGGGGCAACCGTGAACCGACACCTCGCCGTCCTACGCCGCATGTTCAACGTCATCGTGGAGCAACGCGAGGAAGACCCGACGAGCTGGGTTGGCGCCCCTCTGACCTTCCCGAAGGTGAAGCAGCTCAAGGAGAGGGGCGCACGGGAATACTTCATGTCCCCCGAGCACGAGGCCGCGATCTTCTCGGCGGTCCTTGGGCTGGACGAGGAACGCCCCGGCCCCCAGGGAGGCCCTCCGCGCCACCTCAACGCCTACCGCTACCACGCGCTGTTCCTGGTACTGGTCGAGTCGGGCCTGCGGCTCAGTGAGGCCCTGAAGCTGCGCTGGGAGCAACTGGAGATGCCCCGCTCGTCCACCGTGGGGATGATTAAGCTGCACACGAAGACGGAGCTAAAGACCGGCAAGCCGCGCAGCGTGCCCATGACCGAGAAGTGCCGGGAGGTACTCGACGGGTGCAAGGGGATCGCCAAAGGCCCGTTTGCCGACCTCAACGCCTGTCGGGCACAGCACATCTGGAAGCGGGCCAAGAAGGTGGCCGGGGTCACCCACGGGGATTGCGTCATCCACTCCCTGCGTCACACCTGCGCGAGCCGCCTGCTGCGGGCCGGCGTGGACATGATGGTGGTGAAGGAGTGGCTCGGTCATTCGACCATCGTCACGACCCAGGGCTACCTGCACTTGGCTACCAGCAGTCTCACCAGTGCCGCAATGAATCTGACCCAGCTACGGAACGCCGCTGCTGCTGAGGCTTCCGATGCTTCGATTTGATCGTGGGGAGACAGAGAACATCAAACAGATAAGATGCTTGTTGACTCAACAACGCCTAAGTGACTGATTCTAATAACAAGTGGTTGGTGCGAGAGGCGGGACTCGAACCCGCACATCTTTCGATGTCAGAACCTAAATCTGGTGCGTCTACCAATTCCGCCACTCTCGCCTGTCACCCTTGTCAGACCCGCGTAACTACTGGAATCTGAAACTAAATATCTCCAGCCAACCTCAGCCGGGCTTACCGTTTCGACCCGCACCGCCACGTCCGTCTAAGTCAATGATTCCCTTACACGAAAGCGTATCATTTTAAGGTTGCACGGCCCCGCAGCACAAGCGCGCTGACAATGCCGGTCGCAATCACCAATACCCTGCCCGTAACGCCCCGGATGCACCTGCAACCCTAGCGGCAAGCTCCATCCCGAAGGCACAAAGCAAGACGCCGATCGCAAGCGATCGGCGTCTTGGCTTGATTGGTGGGCCGTGAAGGATTCGAACCTTCGACCAATTGATTAAGAGTCAACTGCTCTACCAACTGAGCTAACGGCCCCGGAACTTGTTTGTCACTGAAACTGGGGTGGATGATGGGATTCGAACCCACGACAACCGGAATCACAATCCGGGACTCTAACCAGCTGAGCTACACCCACCATAAATCTTGAAACTGGTGCGCCCGACAGGACTCGAACCTGCAACCGTCGGCTTAGAAGGCCGATGCTCTATCCGGTTGAGCTACAGGCGCAAGCACTGCCAGTAGAACATGTTGCTGGCCGAGATGGTCGGGGCAGAGGGATTCGAACCCCCGACTTTTGCGTCCCAAACGCAACGCTCTACCAGACTGAGCTATACCCCGCGAATCATCGAAACACTTCAACTCATCGAAGCCCTCAAATGTTACGGGTGACGCCTCGCTCAGTCAATCCGTATCAAAGCACACCGTAGATCTTGGAACACTGTTTTCATGGAAGAAGAAGCGCCCTTCTCCGTGAAAACAAAACGGGGTGCAAGCACCCCGCCTCGCGAATAAAATGGTGCGCCCGGAGAGATTCGAACTCCCGACCACCTAGTTCGTAGCCAGGTACTCTATCCAACTGAGCTACGGGCGCACTGAAGTGTTTCACCTCGCCGCCGGGATGTTGGGGCATCAAGGCGGTGAAGCGAGAAGCGGAATTATTCAGACTCCGCCCTCGTGCGTCAACACTTTTCGTCAAAAAGATTTCATGGCCGGTTGCCTTGTGGCATGAATATGGCCCGGCAGATGACTCCGCGAGCGACACATCCGGAACATGGGGCGACCAGCGCAAGCGCACGACATGGCGAATCAACGTCATCGGCAGCGCTCTGAGGTTGCAAGCGCTGCCGCATGCTTTAGACGTCCAAATAAAGGCTCAGCTTTCCAGCCCCGAGCGATTCTGCGTAGCCGGATCGCCGACCTTGCCCACTGGCAAGCCCGCATCACCTTTCGGCGGCGGTGGCGGTGGTGGCGTTCCGGTTGACGCGTTCTTGGTCCAATCCGCCGGCGGACCAGGCTCGCGCCCCGCCATGATGTCGTCGATCTGGTGTGCGTCGATCGTTTCGTACTGCAGCAGCAACTCGGCCATGGTGTGCAGTTTGTCGAGATTTGCTGTCAGTAGTTCCCTGCTACGCGCGTAGGCGCGATCAAGAATGCCGCGTACGACTTCGTCGATCTTGCTGGCGGTCTCGTTGGAGATGCTCTTGTGCTGGGTCACCGAACGGCCGAGGAAGACTTCGTCCTCGTCCTCACCATAGGTGATTGGACCCAGCTCGTCGGACAAGCCCCACTTGGTCGCCATGTTGCGTGCCATCTTGGTGGCGCGCTCAATGTCGTTGGAGGCACCGGTAGTAACCTTGTCGGCACCGAAGATCAGTTCTTCAGCGACACGGCCACCGTACAGGGAGCAGAGCTGCGACTGGATCGCGACGCGGTTGATGCTGTACTTGTCGCCTTCGGGCAGATACATGGTGACGCCGAGCGCGCGCCCACGCGGGATGATGGTCACCTTGTAGACGGGATCGTGCTCGGGCACCAGACGGCCGACGATAGCGTGACCAGCCTCGTGATAAGCGGTGAGTTTCTTCTCGTCCTCGCTCATCGCCATCGAGCGACGTTCGGTGCCCATCAGAATCTTGTCGCGTGCCTTGTCCAGATGAACCATGCGCACTTCGCGCGCATTCTCACGCGCGGCAAACAGCGCAGCTTCATTGACCAGATTAGCCAGATCGGCTCCGGAGAAACCCGGCGTGCCGCGTGCGATGGTCATGGCATTGACGTCGCTGGCGGTGGGCACCTTGCGCATGTGCACCTTGAGGATCTGCTCGCGACCACGCACGTCGGGCAAGCCCACCACGACCTGACGGTCGAAGCGGCCCGGACGCAGCAACGCCGGGTCCAGCACGTCAGGACGGTTGGTCGCGGCGATCACGATGATGCCTTCGGTACCTTCGAAGCCATCCATTTCGACCAGCAACTGGTTCAGCGTCTGCTCGCGCTCGTCATGACCACCACCCAGACCGGCGCCGCGATGGCGGCCGACGGCATCGATCTCGTCGATGAAGATGATGCATGGCGCGTGCTTCTTGGCCTGCTCGAACATGTCACGCACGCGACTGGCGCCCACGCCGACAAACATCTCGACGAAGTCGGAACCGGAGATCGCGAAAAACGGCACCTTGGCCTCACCGGCAATGGCCTTCGCCAGCAGCGTCTTGCCGGTACCGGGCGGGCCAACCATCAGCACGCCACGCGGAATCTTGCCACCGAGCTTCTGGAACCGGCCCGGATCGCGCAGGAACTCGACCAGCTCGCCGACTTCCTCTTTGGCTTCGTCGCAACCGGCGACGTCGCTGAAATTGACCTTGATCTGATCTTCGCCCTGCAGCTTGGCGCGCGAACGGCCGAAACTCATCGCGCCGCGGCTACCACCGCCAGACTGCATCTGACGCATGAACCAGATGAACACGCCCACGATCAACAGCACCGGCAGCCAGCTGATCAACAAGCCAACCAGCGAGAATCCTTCGGATGGATCCTGACGGACCTCGACACCCTTGTCCTGCATCTGCTTGACCACGGCATTGGTCGAGAAGCCGAGCATCGGCGCCACCGTGTGGAACACACTGCCATCCTTCAATTTGCCGCTGATGGTGGCTGGCTGGTCTGCACTGATCGTGGCGGTGGACACGTTGCCGTTGTCCACACTCTGCACAAACGCGCTGTAGGCGAGGTCCGAAGAGGACGTGCCGCGGGGATTGAAGCTCTGGAATACGGTGAACAGGACCACCGCGATGATCACCCAGAGCAACACATTTTTCGCTGTCTCATTCATG